TAAAACTGTGAAAGCCCAAGAAAACGTAGATGGAACTGTTAGGTTAACTACTGCGGCTCAAGCGCAAGCAGGAACTGACGAAACTACCGCAGTAACTCCTAAGCGTGTTGTAGAAATGATTGGAAAGTTCAGCGTTAATCCTCCTACTTATACCTCTGCGACAGAAAGCAACTTGGGATTAGTTCGTGTCGCAACCCAAGCTCAGGTAGCAGCAGGTGCTGTTCACGATGGATACGCAGTAACTCCAAAAACCTTCATGGCATCAAAAGCGTCTGACAGTGTATTTGGTATAGTAAAATTTGCTAAAGACTCAGATGTGGCTTCAGCAACAGCTAATAACCTAGCAGTTACTCCAAAAAGTCTTCAAGCGCTAAAATCCACCAAGGATAAATATGGATTAACCAGATTATCAGGTTCTCCAACTACTGATGCTTCATTGGCAGCGGCTGCAACAGATGCAGTCTTTAAAACCCGTAGAATAAACGGAAAAACTCTTGATAATGACATAACAATTACTAATAATGATATTAATTGTTATACAAGACAAGAATCTGACGGGCGTTACATGCCAGCTGGAACCAGAGTAGGTAATGTTACTTGGGTTGAAGGACAATCTTGGATTAGTCGAGGTGCAACGTTTACATGTAATGCACCATGGGAAGCTTCTAGTAGATTAGCTCTAAATGTTAATGTAAAATTTGAGCGTAACAACGACGGATATGACAATCGTATTTTCAGATTTGTTGTAATAGTTAACGGTTCCCAATGGGGCGGTGAACTTACTCTTAACATCGAAAATACTAAAGGCGGACGAAATGGTCATTCATGGAGATTTGAAGCTTACGCATCTAGCAACTTTTTCTTCAATAACATTCCTCCAAATGCCACTGTTCAAATAAGACCAACAGAAGACAGTCGTATTATATTTTATGACTGCATGCTTACATTCTGTACAAATAGACCGTAAGGAATAATATGACCAAACTAGTAGATTCGCTTCCGTTTGTAGACGGAATTCCGGACGATTTTCAACAGAGAATTAACTGGATAAAAAATACAGAGCCTCTTAATGGGGCTTCAACCCGCTATGGAAATGATGGAGAACTGAATAGAGCCTCTGTGCAGATTCAGAAAAATGTGGTTCAAGTACATAACGATTTGAACAACGTTGGAACTGCTGTGGAAAATATTCAAGTAGATGTAGACCAAATCAAAAAATCGTTAGAAATTACAGGTTCTTCTGACGCCATTGAGCAGGTTTATATCAATAAAAAGAATATTGAAAAGCATGATGGACAAATTCTTAAATTAGAAGAAGACACCGAAAAACTTCGAACTGACCTTGATTTTCTCGAAGAGGATGTAGGTGTTTATGATTCTAGTAAAGATGACTATTACAGAACAGTTCGTGATAATATAGTTTGGGTTAAACGTGAAATTGGTGCGTATCCTGGGCAAGATGTTAACGGACAGCCTAAGCAAGACGCTCCAGGTTCTGGTATGAAATACCGAATCATCAACAATGCGTCAGCTATAGTAAAACATGACGAGCGTATTCAGGCGTTAGAGGATGCATACAATGATTCAGACGTAGGTTCTCTGACTATTGAAGTAAACGACCTGCGTAAAGAAGTTGGTCCTAAATCCGGAGCTACGTCAGCTTCAATTTATGCAAGGCTTGTGAATAACGCTGATGCTATTTCAGCGGCCAACAATGAAATCTTTGCTATTAACCAAGCCATTGATTTTACCAATCCAGTAAAAATTGGAGCTCGTACTACTAGATTAGAAAACGATTACCGTATAGTTGACGCAACACTTAACTCTGCACAAACCGGGTTAGTTCCTCGTGTCAATAATATTGATGCTCGTTTGGGGTCTTCTGATAAGCCCGATACTATTGAAGGAAAAATTAGTTCTCTTTCAACTGACCAAGGGTACATTTATGATGTTGTAGGACGTGATACTTCATCAGGACTTCAGGCTCAAGTAGCATGGATAAATCAGCAGGTTGGTATTGTTATCGACGGTCAGCCGATTCCTCCTGGTTCAATTTTAGCGAGAATGACCAATGTTGAAGGGATGCAAAACTCTCAGCAGTCTGCTATTCAGGACATTCAAGTAGAAATTGGCAATAACAGCGAAGGGTTAAAAGGTTCTGTATTTACATTACAGACTCAAATGAATGGTGACTTTTCGTCAGAAAATCCGGTTCAACGGGATGGTGTGTATGCCACTGTAGTAGAATTGCAAGATAAATTCGTGACTGCAGTTACTGACGTAGAACAAGATGGAGCATACCTCCGTAAACGGGGCGAATGGTTTAAGAAGCCTTCATCAATAGGTGAATTCAGTAAAGAAGATTTCACTGTTGATTTAAGTTCTGATGCATTGGTAAATCCTAACTCATTGGTCGCTGCTTCATTTAATGCTGGCATTCGTATTGTTGATGATATTATTGTTGATGACGATGGCGTATTTTGTGTAGAAACTGATACAGTTATCAAAGCTTCTGATTCAGATAAAGCCGTCCAAATTGTTATTCTCGTCAATAACATTGAGGTGTTTACTTATAGCCTAGGTGTTAAAGCAGTAACCGGCGAGCAACTGTTGAAAACCAAGAAACTTATTGAGTTTTCGTCTGGCGA